AATCCATACAAATCACTTGTGACTTTTACAACATCACCCACATCCATTTGCATGCCTGTGAAGTCTGTGGTGCACTCCACAATTTTGTTTAATCTGTTTTGGTTCAAGTCAATGTTTGCTAGGTTACTAACACGAGCACGGTCGTTCACCATGTCCAGTCTATAACTCAGTGTGTTAGTGGGTTCATCAGGATTTAACAAACTCACGTCAACATTTGCAAAGTATACATCTGTTTGGTCTTTTTGGTTTACACTTGGATACTCAACTTCTACTTCGTTAAACAAACTGAACAGTTCTGTTGAAGTGATTGTGATTGCACTCACAATGTTGTCATCATTCAACACAAACGCATTTGCTTGTTCTGCTGGTGTTGCGGCTCTGTTTGTTACAACATCAAACTTACCTGTTTTACCATTGAATGTGAAGAATGCACCTCCACTCAAACATATTTTTTCAATGTTTTGTTTTGCAGTGTTGAATGTGCTGAGCACACCATCTGTTTGATAACGATTGTGTGTTGTTGTAACATTAGCAGTATTGATATATGATACTTGTTCATCACAAAATGATTCCCAATCAGCAAAACCTGCTGTGTCTAAGTCTGCGGCTGTTAGGTTTGCACCATAACGATCATTTAACAAATAATCTTGTAACACTTCAGAAGGATTGTCTAATGCATTGCGAATGTCAAATGTGATAGCACCTAATCCTGTGAGACCTTCTTCCGGCTCATAATCAATTTCCACGATTGCAAACACCAAATCTTCCATTGTGTTTGCCGCAGTCCAGTTTACAAACTGACAATAATTTGCGCCACCACTAGCATAAGCATTTGCTTGGTTAGTTGTGGGGAATATCTGATTTGCGGCAGCACTGCCGCCTGCATACACACGCACTCGAATCTTGCCTGCTACTTTGGTTGATGCAGTTGCATTAGGATCAATAATTGATTGCACTGTCCAGGGATTGTCGGCTGCACCAGGTGATGTGTTGGTTCCAAATACCAATCTACCATCGCCTCTGTATATGTTGTTCACTGTCCAGGCGTCATTTGCACCATTGTATTCAGAAATAACAAGACAGTATGCCATTGTTTTGTTTTGATTCTTGATTTCAGCGTCTGTGATGATACCACCTGTGTAACTTCTACCGTAAAAGCGTGGCACTTTGTTGTCTGTGCCTGGTGCTAACTGTATTTTTACACCTGGATCTTTGCTGTTTTGTGTAGGTGCTTCAAATACACCAAACAGTTTGGCTGTTCCTGCGGCAAGTCCAGTGGCAATAACACCCACAGCCACATTGAACAGTGTAACACTACCAAAAATTGTGCCAGCAACACCGAATGCGCCTAAAATTGCTGTTGCTATCGCTGTAAATACTGCCATCTACTTGCCCCTGTATACATAGTTGGTCTCTACCTTGCGCCAACCTCTTTTTTCTAAATCAAAATCTGGTGATTGTGTCATGTTAGTGAGTGTGAATGCATCAATAACACCTCTGTGTTGCATTTGTTCGCCAAATTCAATATATTTCAGCAACAACTTATAACCCATTGTGCTGTTTCTTTGCTCTGGCTCTACCCACCACATCATCTCACGCAGTGTTTTAACATGTGGCAACCAAGGATCTTCACTTATACCAGCAATCAATATGCCTTGTATCTCACCTTGCTTGTCCTCTCCTACTATCACACAACCATGTGTTAACAGTTGTGCTAGTAAGTGTTGTATTCTTCTATAATCAAAGTCTGGATCATGGTGTGCCTCTAGTGGTGAACTGTTGGCAAAGTTGATCATCAACTTCATTACTCTATCAAAATCTTCTAAATCTGCAAACCTAATCATTAAATCTATCTCATTTGGAAATTAAATCCTGGGAATCTGCCCGGACCTCCAGGTCCTCCGCCTCCTCCATAGCCTTGTCCTCCTGTGTATTCTCTACCGAAGTCAAAACTAACATTCTGTAATTCTTTTACTCTATCAAAACTGATGTCGCCAGGATAGAATCTACGTCTATCTGTGCCGTTTGTTCTCTGTCCTCTAATACGATTTTCTAGCAGTGTGTTTATGCTTGCACATGTCACAGTGATTTGGTTTGTGAGTTCACCATTCAAGAAGTTTGTGGTTTCATCAATTGCATAGTTTGTGATTACACCTTTATAACGCAAATACACTTCGCCTGCTAATGCTTGTTGTGTTTCTGGATCAAAGAATGCACGTCTAATTGTGACTTTGCCGCCTTTGATAGGATTCAGCAAAATCAAACCCATGTAGTTGTATTCTGCAGGTATGCCACTAAGTGCTATTTGTATGTCACCATTTGTGGTTTTTAGATCTTCTGTTAAGTCTGATATCTGCAAGAATGCACCACTTGGCAAGTAGTTGTTGCCATCAATGGTTACTTGACTGTATGCACTACTAATTCTGTATATGGTGCCACCAATCTGTATGTCAAGAAACACAGCATGTGAAATGTTTGTGGTATCCTGAACTGCTGGTATATCTGTTGACATTATTCAACAACCTCCACTAATTCAAACACACCGTTAAACTCTAATCTATCATATGGCACCACAGCATAACTTGGCTTCTTGGTCATTACCATTTCCCAGGATACGTCGGAACCTACAACGGGCACTGCACCTGCTTCTGTGAAGCCTTGCTGATCAATAAATGGTCTGTGTATAGGCACATTTATTGTGCTGGCTGAACCTCTGACAACATCTGATGTTACTGTGTATGGATATTTGTAACCACCTGCTAAACTCACATAGTCACCTTTCTTGAACACTATATCACTTGGCACATCACCTACCACACTGCTCATGTCAAATGTGATTGTGAGTGACGCGGCACTGCTAACTGTCATTTGTGAAATCTGTGTTGGTGTAAAGTCACCTTGATATCTTGTGATGTAATTCAATGCAGGATTAGTGTTACCTATGTCAACAGTTTCTGTGAACACACGATCTAATCTGTCTATTTCTTCTGTGAGCGATCTGTTTGTGCTGTATTGCAAACCTGGATGCATTTCAATGCTCATCACCCAAGGTATCTTGCTGGCAATACTGCCTATCTTTACAATACCACTTCTGCTCACAGTTTGTCCAACAACTTTACGTCTGTCAATGGTGATTGTGACTGCGTTATCTATGATTGTTTGTATGCTCATTATGCTGGTTGCCTCCTTTGACCTACTCTAGTAACTGAATAAATGAATTCTGGGTCTCTGGCAACCATCTGCTTGAAACTCATTGCATCTACAGCACTGATGTTGTAGTTTACAACTGTGGTTCCACCACCGCCCCCCATGCCAAATTCTCCATTTGGCACAATGGTGCCTGCACTGCTTGGCATAAACAATTCTGGACCTTGTTCACCAACAATGTATGGTCTGTTTGCACTTACTGGTCCACCTTCTGCTTTGAACAATCCGCTTAAGAATGAACCTACTGCACCACCGCCAGGTCCGCCAAACAGTGTGAGGAACAATTTGTTTGCTTGTAATTTGATAAGTTCTACCATCAATGTCTTAAACAAGTCTTTGAATGAAAGTTTGCCTGTTTCAGCAAATTTTAGTATGGCATCTGTGAAACCATTTGCCATCTTGTTGAACAGTTGCTCACCAAACTGTGTCATGTCCTCAACATTCTTCTTGAAGTTTTCGCTTGCAGTGCCCCATCCTGATGTGAACTTACCCCATGAAGTTTCTTCTTCATTTTTAGGTGTGCCCAGTGGATCGCTTGGTGATTCTGGTGGTTCGTCTCCACCTGCACTGGCAGCGGCTGCCGCTTCTGCTTTGAGTTCTTCAATTTGTGCTCTAGCGGCACTCAGTATGTCTGTGATTTTTCTTTCTATTGGGCCAATTGTGGCAATCTCTGTGTTGTCCTCAAAGATTGATAATATTTCATCTAGTTTGTTTTTCACGCCCTCTGGTGTTACTTCACCAAAGTCTACTGTATTGAACAGTGTTAAGTTTACACCAGGTATGGTGTTCACATATTCAATTACAGCATTAATGCCCATAATGGCTTTGTTAGCCATTGCTTCAATAACTTGCAATGCTGAGTTTGCCATGTTGATGATTGT